AATTACCAAAACTTGGTATACGTGGTGTCGTACAAGGTGACTTGTTATTTACACCAGCAGACTTGAAGTCGGTATCTATACGAGGTGAGGATGCTATTGCGTTTACACCTAATACTATAACTTATGCCGTACCAGAAAATACTGATCTTGCTAAAAAAATTAAAAGAGCTAAATTAGGTATCATCTTTCACACTAGTTACACAGGAAAAAAGATGGCTAATCTGAAAGCAAGCTTTGGCGTCAATGTAAATCGTTTTGCAAAGACGCCAGCAGTATTTTTTGATGACGCAAGTTATAAAGATTCATCTGGTGTTGCTACATTTACAACAACAGAAAGCGCTCAATATGATAGTATGTTAAGAATGGCAATGGGATCAATAACAAAAGGTAAAAGAGTACTAGACTTATTAAAAAGACAAACCAATTTGTTATCTGTAGGTGCTAGATTAAAAATATTTTTCAATACACAAATAAGAGCAGGACAAAATATACAGAATGTTAAAAAATTACAATCAGAATTTAAAACATATTACGCTAAAGTATTAGATGATGAGGTTTCAAAAAGAAAAACTGAAAATGCTAAAAAGAAATATCAACAAATAAAAAATGAAGGCTTAAGATTTATTGATAACAATGATAATGATATTTACTTTGCAATTGCTAGTTACATAACTTTACAAAAAGTAAAAAACTTTCTAGTTAGTAAAATGAATCAAATTAAATCAATGGGAACGTTTTTACAAAAAGGTAATGGGTTCGTAGTAACTAATCCTGAAGGCTATGTTGCTGTAGATAGAATGGGCAATGCAGTAAAACTAGTAGATAGATTAGAGTTTAGTACTGCTAACTTTACACTTGCTAAGAACTGGATAAAAGGATGAAAAGTTTTAGAGATTTTATATTTGAGGCAATGGGCCGTAAAAGAATTATTATGTTAGGTGGACCAGGTTCAGGTAAGTCAACCTATACAGAATATCTTGTTAAAGAATACGATATTACTCACATTTACCCAGGTGGTATGTTGAGAAAAGAAGTAGAAAAAGGATCAGAAATAGGCAAGATTGCAAAAAGTATTATTGATAGAGGCGAGTTTGTTCCTAACGATATAGTATTAGAGTTAATAATAAATAAAGTAGATGAATCGCCAAAAGGTTACGTATTAGATGGTTGGCCTAGATACATGAAACAAGTTGAAGACATGGAAAAAAACGAAGTAGGTTACGATTACGCAGTATTTTTAGATGTCAGTAGAGAAGAAGTATTACGTAGATTACTTGCAAGAGGAAGAGCAGATGATACGGAAGAAATTATAGGTAACAGAATAGAATTATACAAAAAAGAAACAGGTCCTGTTGTAGAATACTTTAGAAAAAAAGATAACTTTATTAGCATAAGTGCTGAGGGTGGCTCACCTGAAGATACAGCAAAAGAAATTATAAGAAAGATAGAAGATGGCAGTCAATAGTTTTATACAACATTTATCTGAAGGCGTTTACGACCCAGGTATATTCAAAGCTTTCTTTTTAGCTGGGGGTCCTGGTTCAGGTAAAACGTTTGTAACTGCTAGTGCCTTTTCAGGTACAGGATTAAAAGTAGTTAATTCAGATGTAACTTTTGAAAGAAATTTAAAGACAGCAAATTTATCTTTATCTATGCCAGATGAAGAACAATATTTTAGAAATATAATTAGACAAAGAGCTAAATTAACTGCTGTGTCCCAATTAGATAAATATGTACAAGGCAGACTTGGTTTAGTAATTGACAGTACAGGTAGAGATTATGATGTCATTGCTAGAAACCATAACATGTTGAAACAAATGGGTTATGATTGTTATATGGTATTTGTGAACACAACTTTAGATGTAGCAGTGGCACGAAACGCTAGACGTGAGAGAACTATTCCACAATATATTACAAAGTCTAGTTGGGAAAGTGTACAGAATAACATTGGTAAGTTTCAAAGACTGTTTGGTATGAGTAATTTTATTGTTGTAGATAACAATAAATCTGATTTAGAGTTAGTCACTCTTACAATGAACAGAATTGGCAAACTAGTACGAAGATATATTACATCACCAGTACAAAATTATAAGGCCAAACAATGGATGAAAAAAGAATTAGAGGCTCGTAAAAGATGAAGTTTAAAGATTTTACAGACATAGAAAATTTAAGACACGCAAAGGTAGAAGAAAAACCTATTAAGAATTACACAGGTAACATAGACGAATTGTCTTGTTCTAAACCTAGCACTAATACATCTACAGCAACAAAGGCTGAGATGACAGCAATGCAAGGTATGTTCAAACAAAGAAATGAAGCGATTGAACAATCAGTAAAAAACCATGATCCTAAATCAGAATATGCAATAGAAAAATATCTAAAAGAAAACAATTTAGATATAGATAATACTGATACAGATAAGATTGCTGAAACAGGTGCAGCTATTGCTAGAAAATTTAAGAATAAGTTTGAAAGAGCAAGACCATATCACCTTGCAGACTCAATGAAATTAGATTTTAATAGTATGCCACTTGTTAGTGATAGTATGAAGACGCCAGCATACCCTAGTGGTCACAGTTTACAAAGTAGATTGATTGGTGAATACTATGCAGAAAAGTATCCTGAACATAGAGAAGGCTTGATTGACGCTGCTGATGAATGTGGTATGGGAAGAGTATATGCAGGTTGGCATTATCCTTCAGATCACAAGGCAGGTGTTAAGATGGCACAAGAAATCTATCCTAAAATTAATTTAAACAGAAAGTCTTTTAGTGAGAGTATTATAGACATACCTAGAAAGACATATGCACCAGGCGTATTTACAAAAGCAGATACACCTAATCCAGAATTAAAACCATCAGTTAAGAAAATGGTGCTTGATGGTATAAAGACATTTGAAAAATTTGGTAAAGTAGTTAAGTATACCTTAATAGGTTCAATACTTACAAAACAATATAGGGCCGATGCCGACCTAGATATTAATATCTTATTTGATATACCTGGTTCAGAAGCAGAACAAGAAAAGGTACATGATGAGATTAGAGAATATCAAGGACAGATAAATGGTAAAAATATACCAGGCACAGAGCATCCTATCAACTACTTTTCCATAATTAATCCTGTAACATTTAATAAGGCAAGGGACATGGCTGATGGTACTTTTGATATAGACACTAACAAGTGGATCAGAAAACCAGAACCAGGCACCTTTGAACCCGAAAAATACGTTACGGATTTTCAGAAGCGTGTTTCTGAAATAGATGTTGTTAAAGGTGAACTCGTAAGGGACATGATTGATTATGAAGAACTAAAAGACCTGACAAGCTCCGATATTGATAACTTGTCAAGTTTAGTTTCTAAAAAGCTAGATGAAATTAAAGATTCTATTAACACTCTAATTGATATTGGTGACAAGACTATTAACGACCGAAAGGACGCTTTTAGTAAAGATATGTCGCCAGACGAGATTAGAAAGTTTGGTGTGAAAAACCGACTTCCGAAAAATGTGATTTATAAAATGTTAGAAAAGTATCATTATCTCAAATTTTTCAAAAAGTTGAACGAGATCATGGAAGATGGTAAGATTACACCAGCTGAACTAAAATCGTTATCTAATATAAAAGAGGCCAAAGGTAGATCAATAGCATTTACCTTTGGCCGTTTTAATCCACCTACAATAGGACACGAAAAACTTATTAATAAAGTGGCACAACAAAGAACAGATGACTACAGAATCTATTTAAGTAAATCTGAAGATACATCTAAAAATCCACTACCGTTTAGAACTAAACTTACAACAATGAAACAAATGTTTCCTAGACATGCTAGAAGTATAATGGTTAATCCTTCTAATATGATTTTAGATATTGCAACAGACCTATACAAAAAAGGTTATTCAAACGTAACAATGGTTGCAGGTAGTGATAGAGTAAGAGAATTTGATACTATCTTAAATAAATACAACGGCGTTAAAAGCCGCCATGGTCTATATGACTTTGATAGTATAAATGTAGCCTCAGCAGGAGAAAGAGATCCAGACGCTGAAGGTGCTACGGGAATGAGTGCCAGTAAAATGAGATCGGCTGCTAAGTCAAAAGACTTTGCAACTTTTAAAAAAGGTTTGCCATCTAGTTTTGCTAACTCAAAAAATGCACAAGACTTATTTAGAAATGTAAGAAAAGGAATGATGTTAGCCGCAAGTATGGACTATACATCTTCAGGTGCATTTAGATTTAAACCATTTATAACTGCCTCAACAAAAGAGGAGTTAGATAAGATGACATTAAGGGACAAATACATATCGGAACATTTATATGACGTAGGTGATATTGTTGATGATATGGAAACTAATGTAACTGGTGTCATAATAAGACGAGGTACTAACTATGTTACCTTGGAAGACGAGGATATGAAATTGCATAAAGCATGGCTTTATAACATTATGGAAACACCTGTCTATCCAGTCAAATTAGAAGAACGATCAATGAACTTAAAAGAAAAAAGAAAATTAGCGTATGATAAAGAAACAGATCAACCTAAAAAATATGTCGCAGGTCTATCAGACAAAGAAAAGAAATCACATGACAAACACCTAGAAAAACAAGGTAATAAATCAGATAGTGATAAGTCTGCTTACAAACAATCGCCTGCTGACAAAGTAGCAAAAACTAAACCTAGTAAACATACAAAACGTTTTAAACAGATGTATGGAGAATTGAAGACAAGAAGTGAAAAAGAGCCTGAAAAAAGAGGCACAGAATTTAATACTGATGGTATACCAGAAGCCTATGAAATAGGGCATGATTGGGCAAAATATACATCTTCAATAACACCAGGTGAAAAACACTACAATCCTAAGTATCAAGGTGGTTCTTATAGTCCAAGTAAACATAGTGATAATTTAATCAATGTAAACGCAGATAAGGACATGAAACCAATGAATAAGAAGGTTGAGTTAAAAGATATAGAAGAATGGGCAAGTAAAGAAGAAACTATTAATAAATATAAGGAAAGATATGGGGAAGAGTGGCAATCTAAAGTTGAAGAAACATATAATAAAATGTTCAATAAAGTGATTGACACCAATAGTAATATGCAAGAAGGAAGAATGAAAGAGATCGCAATAGACCTTAAATCTAAGGAAGAAGGCGGTTTAGATCCAGAGGAATTTCAAAGAAAGCACAATAAATCTAAAGCAGAAATGAGAAAAGATTTAGGCGCTACTGAAGGCTTTAAGTTAACGTTTAAAGACTTTATGAAAGAAGAAGCAGACGAGTGGGGAATCTTCCCATCACAAATTACAGAAGCGGAACATCAAGGTAAACAAGTTACTTTGAACAAACCTGTTAGAGGTGGTTCTAAAAAGTTTTACGTTTATACAAAGGGCCCTAATGACAACATAGTCAAAGTATCATTTGGTGATCCTAATATGGAAATTAAAGCAGACAATCCTGCAAGAAGAAGAAGCTTTAGAGCAAGACATAATTGCGATAATCCAGGACCTAAATGGAAAGCAAGATATTGGAGTTGTAAAAAATGGTAACAAGATATAGAAGTACTTGGGATTATGAATCCCTAAACGAGTTTACTGTTGTTCACGTTGCAAGGTGGAGAGGTAAAGATGGCAAAAGATATGCGTCACCTTTTAAAACAAAAGACTCTGCTGAACAAAGAGCAAAAGATTTAAGATCACAAGGTAACACCGAAGTATCTGTCACACAAGATACATTAAGAGGTAACATCAAGTTTAAATCTGATAACAGTCCTGATATAAAAGGAATGCAGAAAGAAGATGTGGGTGATTATTTAAGAAGTAAAATGAACCCTACACAAATTGCAAATATTAAAAAAGTATGGCAAGGTAAAAAGGCTTCTGATATTACACCTGCAATTAGAAAGATGATAAAGGATTTAGATATACCAACTCAATTGGCAATCAAACATGCTAACGTACCTCATCTTGGAAAACTAATTGAGGATGCTTCTAAAGACGCTGAGAATACTGCAAAATTAAGAACACGTCAAATGGCTTTACAAACAAAGTTAAAAGATTTAGATCCAGGTGAACCTAAAGATAAGACACCTATGGCTATAACTAAAAATGACATAGAGAACATACAAATGAAAATGGATCAAATAAAAAAGAAAACTAGAAACGAACAATTACATCCTGCAAAAGCTTTGATTGAGGCAATCACTGCTGTAAAAAACAAAGCAGAAAAAACAGGTATGTCATATTCAATACTAAAAAAAGTATATGATAGAGGCATGGCTGCATGGAAGGGTGGTCATAGACCAGGTACTACACCTCAACAATGGGCTATGGCAAGAGTAAACAGTTTCGTAACTAAATCATCTGGTACTTGGGGTAAAGCAGATAAAGATTTAGCAGCAAAAGTAAGGAGCAAAAAGTAATGAATAAAAAATATTTTGATACAAGAAAAGACAGCTTAGAGGAAAAAATTAATAAAATTGCTTCTGAACAGTCTTCAATAACAAAACCAATAACAGATACTAAATTAACAGTAGATAGAAAATACCTTGAAACTAAACCAGGTTCACTTGCAGACGCAGCTGTCAGAATTGTAAGTGAAGGAATGGATCCAGTTAACAAAGACGCTGTTAAGAAAAAGTTTGACGATAGAAAAGATAAAGACATTGACAACGATGGCGATACTGATTCATCTGATAAGTTTTTACATAAGAGAAGAAAAGCAATCTCTAAAGCAATGAAAGAAGACAATGTAGATGAAGCATGTTGGGATTCTCATAAACAAGTTGGTACTAAAATGAAAGGTGGCAAACAAGTCCCTAACTGTGTACCAAAAAATGAAGCAATAACTCAGGACGATCATGGTGAGAAAATAAACCAAGATAAAAAAGACGCTGCTATGAAGAAGACAGATCAAAAGAAATCGTTTGACCAGTTAAGAAAAGAACAAAAGTTAGTTAAGGCTGGTGATAAAGGAAAAACTGCAACAGGTAAAGACGTTGCTATGATTGACGTAGAACCATCATCAAGGCCTATCTAAATGCGACATTTTGTCAATTGACAAAGGCACTATTATATGATAGTATAATAGTATAAGGAAACACTATGAGTAAACCTATCATATATTGCGACATGGATGGCGTTCTAGCAGACTTTAAAACAGGTGCTCAGAAAACTACAGGTATGTCAATACAAAAATGGATGAACATACCATCAAGTAGAGAGAAGTGGTCGCATATCAAAAAGAAAAAAGACTTTTGGTCAACACTACCTTGGATGTCTGGTGGCAGACAACTATGGTCTTACATATCAAAATTTGATCCTCATATACTATCAGCATACGTAGAAGAGTCTTATGACCCTAACTGTATATCTGGTAAGACACAATGGTTAAGAAAAAATGCAGGTATATCTAACAAATCAAAGATAAATCTTGTAAGAAGAAAAGAAAAGAAACTCTTTGCTAAAAAAGGTAATCCGTCTATTCTTATTGACGATTACGAGAAGAACATAAGAGAATTTATTAATGCTGGGGGTACTGGCATACATCACACAAACACATCAAAAACTATCGCCCAACTCAAAAGACTAGGCTTTTAATCTTATAAATAGTATAGTTATATAACAATAATTAATTTAAGGAGAGATATATGTCTTTATGGGGAAACGATATAAAGCCTAAAAATCTTACAACAGCTGAAAAAAAAGAAGTTTTTGCAAACGCTTCAGGTTGGGTAAGAGAAGCAGGCTCAGTATTGTCAGGCAATGACAATGCAAGTGCAACACCCGAAGTATTAGTAGCAATCGGTGGATTAGCTACAAATATGGGTTCAGCAAATATTACAGAAATTGAATGGATTACAACTTCAGCACAAGCAGACGTATCAGCAGGATACAACTTGTCTGTTAGAGTAAGATTTAACGAAGCGGTTGATGTTACTAGTACACCTTATGTGGCTGTACAAAACAACAACGCAGGTTCAGGCTCAGGTCGTGGACCATACAACTTGCAATATGCTAGTGGTACAGGATCAAACGAACTAGTCTTTACTTCAGTAGTAAGCGCAGCTTCAGCAGCAACAGCAGCAAATGATGTTTTAAGCATTGGTGCTAATGCTATGAACCTTGACGGTGGTACTGTTAAGGATAAAGGTACAACTACTAACTCTACTATCACAAGTGCAGCTAGTATTGGTACAGCGGCTGGAACTATTACAGTTAAAGCATAATAACAAAATCATATAAGGGTGCTCAAAGTGCCCTTATATATACTATATGAACAAATTGATCTAGGCAAATACCTAGAGTAGCATTCCCGAAAGGGTTAACAGGAGAAAAAAATGGCAGACAAAAAGATAACGGCATTGACCGATTTAGGTGACTCGTTGGCTACGGCTGACTTGTTCCATGTAGTTGACGATCCGTCAGGTACACCAATCAATAAAAAAATATCAGCAGAGAATGTGTTTAACAATATACCTTCTTGGTTAGGTTTAGCACAAACTTCACAAACAATAACTGCTGACGCTTCATCGCAGGTTGCAAATGTAACAACTGCTGTGACTGAAGTAAACGCAACAGCAGCAACTGGTGCTATTTCATTAGCAGATGGTGCTGACGGTCAAGTTAAAACAATTATCAATATTTCAACATCAGGAACTAATAACATTGTAGTTACACCTACTAACTTACGTGGTGGCGCAACAATTACTTTAAATGCTGAAGGTGAAACAATTACATTATTATTTAAAAATGCAAAATGGAACGTTATCGCTGGTAACGGATACGTTGTTGCTTAATATATTATAGAGGATTATTATGGGTATTACTACACAAACGTTAATGAAAGAGAGATTTGTATTACAAAAATCTTTTAATGATATGAATAGCAAGATAACAACAATTGAACAAGAAGTTGCACAGATGAAAAATAATTTGAATGCTGTACATGGTGCTCTTCAACAGGTTGAAAAGTTAATTAAGTTTGACGCTGAATATGGGAAAGACGATGGCACACATGCTAAAGAACCTGTAGATAAAGGCGGATTAGATATTAAACCTAAAGAGGAGGCTCAATTGTTAAATGAGAAAAACAAATGAAACAAGATAGGGATGGTTTTTTAGAACAACTGGCAGACAATACACCAAATGAAAGTCAGTTTGATAAACTAACAAATAGTTTAAAACTAAAAGAGAATGAAGTAAAAGATGTAGAAGAAGACCTCTACGGAGGTAAATCTTTTAAAAAATTAAAAGACGAAGTTAAACGAGGAAAAAAATGAAAACATTTAAACAACACATAATAGAAGGCGGAACTATGGGCGTTGGAACACCTCATCAATCTTCAGTAGAAGATGGATCAATGGGTGCTCACAATATACATGAACCTGCAATCTTACAAAGAGTGAATGCTTTTGTTGGATCTATTGCTGATAAAGAGTATATACAGCCTGAGGCTGCTCTATCTCAATTAGAAACTAGATTAAGAACAATTGGTGTTCAGTTAAAAGACTCAATAACAATTAATGATAAAAAGGGAACTTTTGAAAGTGCTTTAGTATTTAATGGTGGTCGTTTCGGTAAAGATACTGACGGCTCTGACATAAATGATGATGGAATTAGTCATAAAGTTGGCAAAGAGTTAAAACTAAAAGGTAGTTACGAAACATTACAAAACGGCGCTGTTAAAGTTTATGCAGAGCTTGGCTAATGTTTGATAAGATAACAAAGAAAAATTGGTTATTTTACGCTATAAAAAACTACAATGTTCCTAATTTAGATACGGAACAGGAGTTTTATGAAGACGTGAAAAGATTTAAATATCTTAAACGTCTATTTCGTAAATATAAAACCACAGGCGAACTGAAAACAAGATTAGTATTAAATCATATTATAGTATTAACAAATGTTTTTGGTAATGAGGCAGCGGCTACATTATTATTATTTAAGATTGAAAGAGAGTATTGGTCAGTACTAAAAACTTTCTTACAGTATTTAAATATAACAACGCCAGATGAACTGCCTAATATCAAAATAAACAAAACTTTGTTAGCAAGTTTAGAGGGATTATAATGGGAAGAGCAATAGATTTATTAATAACTTATAGAGTGATTAAAATGTTAGTTACACCATGGAAACAACATGACGCTTATAAGTTAGGTATTATAGACGATAACGGTAAAGTATTAAGAAAAGCTAAAACTTTGAAATCAGCAAAAGAAAAAGATTCTTATACAATACTACATAGATTTGTCTTTAATTTAAAAAGATTATTAGGGTTATTACCAGGTGGTAAAACAAAGTTTGCTTCATACGCAACTGCTTTGGCTCTATTAATAAAAGAAAACAAAGATGTAAACGCTGTAGAACTAGAACGAGGTTTATACAAACATCTTATTGAAAACGACTTGATTGCTTTTGATGACGATTTAAAAGAGTCTGTAGGTTTTGACTTTCTACCAGGTGGTAGATTTTTAATGATAGATAAATTAGAAGATTTAGAAGGTGCTCAAACTGCTGATGTAGGTGATGTAGTATATACAACTGAAAATCAGAAACCTTTTGATAATCTATTTGGTGTAAATCTGTATCATGTTATAAATGAAGATACTAAAAAACAAATTATAGTATCAGAGGACAATATAGAGAGAATAAAATTTTAATGAAAACTTTTAAAGAAGTAAGATCAATTATAAGAGAATTTTCTGATAGTCAAATAGACATGTTGGCAAGACAATATGCAGGACTAAAAGATAAAACAATCTCAATAGATCAGGCAAATAAATTAAGAAAAATATTTGACAGAATACCTGATAGAGCGCTAGACGCTTTAAGAAAAAAGAAGATACCTTTTATATCAGGTCTTGCGTTATCACGTATGGTTAAAAAAGGCATGCCTGTTAGAGAAAGCGTTACCTCAGATGACGATTATAAAGCAAAGAAAAAAGAATTACAAGATATTCAAACTGACCCAAAAAGATATGCTGTAGTGGGTAGAGATATGCTTGTCAAAAGAAAAGACAAGTTAGATAAAGAATATCAAAACTATAAGAGTAAAACAAATATTGCAGCTTCTGTAGATAAAGCAATAGATAAAGCAATAGAAGAAGACGCACCTACAAATGCTGTAGGAGATGGATCAAATCTTGCAATGCCACCAGACGCAGAACCTGGTGTACATGTAAAGAAAAAAAAGAAAGATTTAACAAGTCTATTAAGACGTGAAGACTACGATAAAGTTGAACTAGAAAATTTAATTAATAAGATTGAATCTAACCAAGATATAGAAAACAATCAAATTAAACCTATAGTAAACAATATCAAATCAAAAAAACAAAAAGGCACGTATTCTGAAGAATTTGGCATGACAGCATTTAGATATGTAGTAGATGGTCAGATTAATTCTACAGTATCGGAAGAGTTTAGAAATACAGTTGCTTCAGAATTGCTATCAAAATACGTATGAAAACTTATAAAGAATTAAGAGAGTATATGAGAGGGTTCGCTATAGGACCTGTTGACACATTAAAACCTATGTCATCATTAGGTGGTGCTCAATTTTCTCCAGATAGAAGATATACTGCAACAATGCCTCAATTAACAGCAACAGCGAAAGGACCAGGATTAGGAACAATTAAACCTATGGTCACAGCAAGTAAAAAGAAAGAGAAGAAATAATGGAACTATTAATCGCATTAGCAATGAAGTTTTGGCAATGGTCACTACTAATCTTATTTGTTATAATAGGATTTGCTATAAACATGCTAGATAAAAGAAAAACTAGTAATCTCAAATTTTCTTATATAGAATTACCACACCTACAACCTATACCTATTCTTACAAAAACAAAAGGTTTTTGGAAAGGTATCATCATGTGGTTGTTAGGCACTAGAAATTGGGTTATAATTAAAGACTTTAAATATACATTGAATGGTACTGAATACGTAATCCCAAAAGGATTTACATTTGATGGTGCAAGTATACCTAAATTTTTAAGAACCTTTTTCTCACCAGTTGGCGTGTTACTAATTGGTGGTCTTGTACATGATTATATGTACAAATACTCTGCTTGTAAACCAGCAGACAAGAAAGGCCAACTTCTATTAGTAGATCAAAAGAAAGCAGATCAAATCTTTAGAGATATTAATATTGAAGTTAACGGTTTCTATTTTATGAACTATTTAGCATACTGGTCGTTAAGACTAGGTGGCTTTGTTGCCTGGAATGGTCATAGAAAAAGAAACGCAAAAATCAAATAATAAGGAGAATCTTATGTTTAATTGGTTAAAAAATAGAGTTAAAGAAATGTCATCATGGTCAGGTGCAAGTTTAATCGCACTCGGTGTATTAATAATACTAGGTGGACCTTTTGTTAAGTTAGCTGCATGGGCAGCTATCGCTTGGGGTGCATGGTCAATATGGCACAAAGAGGTAGACACTATTTAATCATGTTAGGAATTAGATTATTTTTAATTGGAATCCTTGCTAGCGCCGTTATCGGCGCTGGCATTTACGTGATGAAGTTAAGATCAGATAATGCTATATTAAAAGCAAATCAAATCAAATTAGAGTCAGCAGTCGCTGATCAACAAGAACTAATCACTAGTCAGAAAAAAGATTTTGAAGAAATACTAAACGCTAACAAGAAGATGAACGAGTTAGTAGGTTTACTAAAGAAAGACCTAGAAGATTTAGATAAAAGATTTAACAAAAAGAATAGAGATGTAGGCAAACTTGCAATTGCTAAAACAAAATCTATTGAAAGAATTACAAACGGTGCGTCAGCACTTGCTACGAGATGTATAGAAATCGCAAGTGGATCGCCATTAACAGAAAAAGAAAAGAATGCTACAAAGAAGTCTGAAATTAATAGTGAGTGTCCTAGTATCGCTAATCCTTCTTACGTCCCTTACTAGTTGTTCGGGTGTAAAAACTTTAGAGATATTTAAGAAAGAAGTTCCGAGAGAAAAACTCAATCTGAACACACCCACACCATTAGAGTTAGAGAATTTAAGATGGATTATTATTACTAGTAAGAATGCTGAAGAAGTGTTTAAAAAACTAGAAGAACAAGGCATTGATCCTGTACTATGGGGTCTTACAGATAAAGATTTTGAACTGCTAGCAAAAAACTTTGCACAAATCCGTAATCAATTAAAGATCACAAATGACTTACTAGATAAATATAAAGAGTATTACGAAGGAGAAGATACAGATGAGCAGAAATAGATTAGATATATCAGAATCAACTGCTATATCAATGCCAATGAAAAACCTAATTTCCATAGTTATTGCTGTGGCTGTAGGGGCATGGGCTTACTTCGGAGTGTTAGAACGTATCACAATGCTTGAAACTAAATCTACACTTTCTGAAAAAGATTTAAATCAACATGTAGAAAGAATAGGTGCTGATTTAGAAAAGAATACAGAATTTAGAATCAAATGGCCAAGAGGAGAGATGGGTACTTTACCTGCCGACTCGGAGCAATACATGTTGATAGAGGACTTATATAAGTCTGTGGAGAAAATAGAAAACAACCTTGAGCAGAATATGACTAACAAAGTTAACATTGAATTTTTACAAAAACAAGTAGAAAAGATGTTAATAGATATTGAAGAATTAAAGGATGCTAATAGGGAGATTGTGTATAAAAACGGAAACGGTACACATTAAAAAGAATGATAGTAGAAACAGTAGTAGCTTTGCTCATGTTTGTAAATAACGAAATTAAGGAACATAGAATACAAGAGTCTATGTCAATATGTTTAAAAGGAAAAAGAATAGCTGAAAGGAACATTGGTAGCTCCGTGAAGTATCAATGCTTAAAATCTACAGCTGAAGTAGAAATAGACTCACTAGGTAATAAACATATTACAAAATTAATATTGAATTAAATTTTATATAAATTATATTATGAAGAAACTTATTGTAAGTGGCGATAGTTGTACTGAAAAAGAGTTTGACTCACCAGCTCACCCAGACAAAGATTTTGATTATCCTAAATGGCCTGAACACGTAGGCAAACAATTAAACATGGAAGTTATAAACCTTGCAAGAGGTGGTTCTGGTAATTCATTTATATATTCATCTTTACAAGACGCAATAATGCAAATACCTAATGACGAAATAGGTTTAGTAATTGCAGGTTGGACACAATCACATAGAAAAGATTGGGAAGAAGGTCGTTTAGAACATTGGCGTCCTGGATTTAAAGAACCAACTTTTACCATGTCACCTTGGCGTTCAACGAGAGTTGACAAAGATGGTGATCTAATACACTTTGTAAGAAAGTCTTTAAGAACATATATAGCATTTCAAAATCTATGCGAGAATAATAATATACCTTACTTTCATTTTCAAATGGGCGATATATTTGAAAATATGTTACATGGGTTGAAACCTACTGAAGGAGAAATTGCGAGAGGTAAACCTAGAGATAGTAGAGAGAAGTATAGAGGCAGTAAATCTCCCGATTTGAGAAAGATATTAGACTTACTTACACAATACACTCCACATATAAAAAATTTTATGGGATGGCCAGGAGTTACCAATACCCTTCGTACATATGTAAGAGGTGTTGAACAATATGATTGGCCTTTATTAAATGTTGATGGATATACTATGCACGATAATATTTTAGGGGCTAATTTTACCGAGATGATGAAAAAAGGTTTAATAATCTCATGGCAAGACGATCATCCTAATGAAGATGGACACAGAGAAATTGCAAATTTTATTGTAGAAAACATAAAATATCCTAATTATAAATATTAGTATATTAAAAGGAAGATAATTATGGATTTAGATTTCGCAGCACAATTAATGAGATTATGGCCTGTCTTTATAGGTTTCATAACGTTAGTGATAGTGCTTGCAAAAATGCACGCCACTATACAAGTGTTAGAGGAAAAAGTTAAAGTTGCATTTCAACTCATCAATAAATTAAACGACAAAAAGTAGTTAAGCTGCTCTAAACGACAGATTTAATTCCCTTAATCGTTTCATTATAAACAATTTTTTAAGTGTTCGCCTTCTTCGTCTTGCTTTTTGAAGTCTTATTTGATACCATTGTAAATTCAGTAAATATAGTTTAAGTGTTTTATCATATCTAATTGATCTTTTCAAATTTTTTCGTAGTTTCTTTTTTTGTAATTGAGTCATTGCTTCCCCTAACTGTATAGATTGCTACTTTATTTGATTTACCTTTCACTTGAACATCATCTAATTTTTGAAAGTTGTATTTGTGAGATATACTTTGATAAGTATCTTCGCCGACTACAAGGGTTGCGTCATAATTTTTAGATATGCCTTCTAATCTACTTGCTAGATTTACAGCGTCACCTAAAACAGAATAATCAAATCTTTGTTCACTACCCATATTTCCAACCACGGCTTCTCCTGAGTTAATACCTATTCCAATATTTAGTTTATTGCCGTCACCAAAGCCGTCATTACTATTCAATTCTTTTAGTTTTTCTATCATCTCTAACGCAGAATTTATTGCCATTTCTTTGTGATTTGGTGCGTCAATTGGTGCATTCCAAAATGCCATAATACAATCTCCCATATACTTATCAATAGTACCACCATTTTTCATTATAATGTTAGTCATTGGTGTTAAGAACTTGTTTATAACTAATGTAAGACCTTGAGGATTAGTTTTATATTTTTCAGAGATAGGAGTAAAACCTCTAATATCAGAAAACAAAAATGTTAATGTTCTTGTTTCACCACCTAATTTTAACAATGAAGGATTATTTTGTAATTGTTTGACCATATCTGGAGAGAGATAATGTTCAAATTGTTTTTTGATTTGCAACCTTAATTTGTTCTCTCTAGCATAATTTAAATAGGTTAAGTGGGCCCACACAATAGAACATATTACTAAAGGACTAAACCAATCATATAGATATGAATATTGCCAAAACATAAATCCAGCAGAAGCAAATAAATCTGTTAGAAAAATTGCATACCAAATAAGAGACCATTTAACACCAACTCTTGGTATTAAGATAAGAAAAAATAAAACACCTAAAAGTATATGTGCTAATTCAGCATATGATATCCATTCTGGCCTATCAATAAATTTTTTAGACAATAAGTTTTCTGTACTGATTGCCATTATTTCATGTGTATTTTTTAAACCATTGGGAGTAAGAACATAAGTAGAACCTTTGAAAGTTGTACCAATAAAAACTATTTTACCTTTCATAGCAGACCAATCTTTATCAGCATAATCTATTCTAGGAATATTATGTCTAAAATCTACCCATATATCACCATCTTTTTTACTATTAAATTTTATTACTTTTAATATAACTTCTGGTATAGAACCATCTAATGGTAATTTTCTAATAGTACCATCAATGTCTATAGGTACAGATACGTTACCTATTGCTAGTGCTTTTCTTTCTATACTTGTTAGGTTTTTTACTTTATTTGTTTCAGTTAATATTACAGGATATTTTGATATCATTTTTAAAAACATATCATCACCTCCTAGTCTATCTTTGTGTGGAAATACTACTTGAAGAACGACCAAAGCTGCACCATTCTTATACGCATTGATAATAGTACGACCGAGTACATCTCTTTTCCAAGGCCATTGTCCTTGTTTTTTTAGAGCTGCGTCAGATATGTCCAGTAAGATTAAACTTTTTGACTGATAATTTGTACCGAATTTTTGATATGAGTCAAATACATTTAGTTTAGTTGACTGTAACAACGAGGGATTTGTTACGTAAATAGTCAATAATAAACCAAAGACTACAAGTACAGACCATATTTTACTATTTTTTTTAATCATTTCAATCCTTAATGACTATTTATTATAAATAATAGTATAGTAAAAGAGGGAGACCATGAAAGTAATAATCACAATTATAGCCACATTATTCCTCCATACTAGTCTATTCGCAAGTGAATTAAACTTTAAGTTTGGAAGTCCATCATTTTCAGGCGTAGGTAAGTCATCACACTACCTTACGATTGAGAATATAGAAAAGACTAGAAGGGATGCAATTGAGGCTCAAAAGAAAGCAGACGCAAAAGCTTTAAAAGCTGAAACAGACGCATTGCCTATTAATAAATTTAAGGCAAATATAGAAGCAAGATTTTACACAGCACTTGCAAAACAAATTACAGACAACGTATTTGGTACAGATGGTCTACAACAAGACTCTGGTACATTTACATCACCAATTGGTGGCGAAGTTGTTGCATGGACAACTCCAGCAGGTACAGGTAACGTAGTAGTTACAGTTACAGAATCAGATGGTACAGTAACAACATTTACAATGCCTAAAGAGGATAACTCATAATATGTTTAAGATAATCGGTCTATTATTACTAACACTTTTTTTAACTAATTGTGCCACAAAACCTGATTTAGATTTTGATGTAAGAAATCAAGCTGTTCAGTATAAAGATTTAACAGAAATTAATTCACCAAAAGGTGAACCAGTTATAATTGCAGTATATGATTTTGCAGATATGACAGGTCAAAAGAAACCAAGTGATAATGTTGCTTCAATGTCAACAGCAGTTACACAAGGTTCTTATCAACTATTGATTAAGGCCTTACAAGACGCTGGTAATGGTAAATGGTTTAGAGTAGTAGAACGAACAAGTCTGCCAAGTCTATTACAAGAAAGAAAATTAATAAGGTCTACAAGACAACAAGTGAATGGTGAAGGTGCAGAACCTTTACCACCTTTATTGTTTGCAGGCGCTTATATAACAGGTGGTATTGTAGGTTATGATAGCAATACTAAAACAGGTGGTATAGGTGCAAGAGTATTGGGAATACAAACTCACAAACAATGGCGACAAGATGTTATTACAATCATATTAAGACTAGTTAATGTACAAACTGGCGAAGTTGTAATATCAACAACGATAGAAAAAACTATATTATCAGCTGAAACAGGTGGTGATGTATTTAAATATTTTGACGCTGATACATTACTCGTAGAAATTGAAGCTGGTGTTGCAAGAAATGAACCAGTTACATATGCAGTTAGAAAAGCAATAGAAGCAGGTGTAGTAAGTTTAATTAATGATGGTGCAGAAAAAGATTTATGGGAGTTTGACGTAGCAAAGGTAAAAGTACCTGCAATCAAAGACTACGTTGACGATATTAGAGTTAATATAGGTGAAGAAAAAGTTGAAAAGACTTATGAAATGTACCTTGAAGAAAAGAAAGCTAAAAAAAGTAACGAAGTAGCAGACGAAAAATTAAAAGACGCCGCTGAAGAAGAGGCGTGGAAACAAGTAGAGGAGCAAGATGATAAGACTAATAATGATGATTCTGGTGACTCTGGTAGCCATCACAACTAGTTGTTGGGCTGGCAATAGCGTATATATTCAACAGGATAATCAAAACAAAGACGGCTCTGTTTTCATCAAACAAGATGGTACAGGCAACGCATTTGGTATATCTACCTCAGCTCCATTTGTAATTGATGGTGCTAATCTTACACTTATTATTAAACAATTAGGTAACACAAACACAACAGACGATAGCGATGATATGAAATACAAAGGTTCTAATATGACCTTTGATTACATTGCAACTGGTAATTCTAATAAATTAAGAATAGATTTAGCTGATACAGACGCAGATGGTCATTACTATGATATAGATGTTATAGGTTCATCAAACATTGTAGATATTTCAGGTCGTGCAAGTGATGATGTACAAGATACCCACATAGATTTAGATATAAGAGGAGACTCAAATGATTTTTGGGCAGAATTAAGAGGTGACTCACACTTTCTATATGTTCTTATGTCAGGTAACTCAAATGATGTAGAGTTTTTTGGTAACACTAACTCATCTGGTATGGTAGGCGCTAGTAAAGCAAATATAATGATTGGTCCTAATGTAGAATCACACGGACAATTTGCTGACACAACTGGTGACGAGGGTGCTACAATAGATGTTTATATTATTGGTTCATCTAATCAAGTACATATGTCTAGCCACGGTGCTGACAATTATCAAGTACATGATGTCATAGGTGACTCAAATGTTTTAGATGTTCATCCAGACGCTGTAGGTTCTCACGTTAGAATGGTACAGTACGGTGATAACAATTATATGAAAACTGTAACAAGTGGTAATAATAACACATTAAGATATTATGGAAATGGTGGAAATAATAATGCCCAAGTTTATCTGTACACAAGTGGTGCAGTTGTAGAGTTAATACAATTAAACGGTGGCAACACAGCAAACTTAACAGTAAATGGTGATTCAATTTATGATTACACTTTACTAGTTGACCAAGATGGCTCAGACACTTGTAATTACACATACAATAGAAGTAATCAAACGGCAGACACAACCATTCAGTTAACAAATTCGGGTTGTTAAAATGCAAAGAATTTTTTTACTAGTATCAATACTGGTACTTTTCTGTACTAGTATCACATCAGCTCAAATAACAAGTCCCAAAGTAGGAGAAGTTGTAGGCTCTATGGGGTCAACTTTCAACGAGAGAGATGGTGCAACTGAAAAAACTGGCATGGGTTATGAGTTGCAGATGAAAGACTTTCTTCAAACAGGTGAAGATGGTGGTATGATTATACATTACCTTGACGATACTAAATTTACAATGGGACCAAATACAGAATTAATTATTGATGAATTTGCTTTTGATACTTCGGTTGTGCCGATAGAGTTAGCGATGAATGTATCTGTAAATGTAGGTTCTTTTACCTATGAATCAGGAAGTGTATCCAATCTAGGTGGTGAAGTTAACATAACTGCTGGGTTTGCTACAGTTACAGTACAAGGTACTGCCTTCTCAGCAACAGTTGAAACTTCAGGTCAAGCGACAATAACATTATTACCAGATAGCAATGGTGCAGTAGGACAAGTAACAGTATCAACAGACGCTGGCTCTCAAACTATAACAAATGTATATAACTCCGTAAGAGTTACATCAAATGATTTAACACCAACACCTCCTAAAATTGAAACTAATAAAACTGATATTATAGAACTAAATCAGTTAGAAGATGATATAAAAGAAGATACATCTAAATCTTTTGGTGACGTAGATAAAAAATCTGATATGTCTAAAGAAGAATCTAAAGCACAAGATATGGAAGAGGCGTTAATTAATGAAGATGTATCTGTACAAGAAGACAGTAACGCAATTGTACAAACTGATATGTCAGTTAGTGAAACAGACTCAATTGTAGAAACAAAATCACAAGAAGAAAAAGAATTAGACACGGCTGCTGTAGAATCAGAGGTTGATACTTCTTATTACGATCAATGGGAAGATGATTTAAAAGAATGGGATATTATAGACGAGAACAATGAGATTTCGGTATGGGATGCAGATGGTGAAAAGAAAATAGATTGGGATGACGCTAAGAAAATGTATGCTGAAATGGACGAGGCATACTTTGAAGCAATAGGTTGTGAGTCAGGTTGCTCATACGATACGATTGATTGGGATTCTATTGATTGGGACAATGTAGATTGGGATGCTTATGATGAGGCATACAATGATACACTAGAGAAGTATGGTTTAACTTCCTACAATGCAACAGTTGAAGAAGTTGATGTGGTTGAAACAACAAAAGACGAAACAGAGGCAGGATCAGAGGGTTATACTTGGGAAGATTTTTATATGGATGACGCTTACTATTCAAATGCAGAATACATTAACAACAATGGTCCTCCTACATTAACACAATCAAACTATTGTGATTACAATGGTTATGATCCCTCTTGGTGTAACCAAGAGTACCTTGATTATCTAAACGAATTTTATAAAGATGACTGGACATTAAAGGTTACAGAAACATCTTGGACAGATGTCAGTAAAAAAATATTTGGTAAGTTATATGGTTGGTGTGGTACTTATCCTAATTGGGAGATGTGTCCCGATCAACCTAAACCATGGAAGATAAAAGATTTAAAAGACAAATACATTACAGATTGGTCATGGGACGATTGGGATATATACTGGCAGAAAGTAAACGATTGGTATTATGCAGGTTGGGAAGACGAACAAGCTGAAGACAACTGGGAAGATGAATATACTTACGAAGATGATTACGATATAGATCCCGAACTAGAACAATTTTTAAAAGATATAGATAATGAATGGGATTGTGATTGGTATGGTTACTATTGGGATAAAGCAAACTCATCATGTGGTACTGAATGGGTTGATAATACTGAAGCAGAAACATTGGTAACTGCTAGTGGTGAAGAATTAAATTACTCTACTGGTGATATTACACAAACTATTACATCATCAAACGAAATTACAGGCTCATCTTCAGAAACAAGAACTGGTAGATACTCTACATTAAATAATGAATTTGACGCAACTGCTTCAACCTCAGGAGATTACACAATTATAAATAGATATAACGACAGTCATAGGTCTTACATAAAAACTGAAACTGGTAGCGAAGCAGATATACAGATTTTACAAGACAATGAAGCTCAACACATTGACGTTGGTAATAGTGCCGACCAAAATAATATAACAATCATACAGACGGATTAAATATGGATTACGGAACTATTTTTTTAATTTTAACAGTTGCATTTGTAGTTTACGGATGGATATCACTATACCGATGGGTAGATAGAACTTTCTAATGGCAGATCAAGGCGATACTCAAAAGTTATTTACACAAATACAAGTATTAAAAAACGAAGTACAACAAGTTGCTAGCGTTAATACAAAACTAGATAACGCTATAGACAAGTTAACAGATATATCAGGTAGCATAAAATCTATGTTAGCTGTACACGAAGAAAAACTATCAAAACAAGAAGAAATAGACAAGGCAATATTCAACTTACTAGAGAATCGTAGAGTTGAAAGTGAGAATAAATTTGAAGATTTACATAGTAGATTGAACAAATCAGTAGTCAATTTAAAAGAAGAAGTTGAACTATCAGAAAAGCGTTTAATGTGTGAAATTAAGTCTTTAGCGTCAAATTTAGACGGTAGGATCGGCGTATTTGAGAAATACAGATGGATCATCATAGGGGCAGCAATCGTATTAGGGCTGTCTATGCCTCAGATATTAAGTGTTATAAAGATCATATAGTGGCTTGACAAATACGTATATATAGTATATACTGTTTTATATGAGTGGTTACATTGATCTAAATTACATCAGCAAGATACAGCCCAGACTACAACAATTTAAAAAGAAAAGAGATTATCTATTCAATTTTCGTTGTCCTGTCTGTGGTGATTCTAAAAAGTCTAAAACGAAAGCAAGAGCATATCTTTATAGAGTAAAGAATGATATGTTTTTCAAATGTCATAATTGTAGTGCTTCACACAATTTGGCTAATCTTATAAAACTAGTTGATCGGCCATTGTATGACCAATACATTTTAGAAAGATATAAAGGTAGTAAACCTACAAGTGAACAAAGCCTGTTTGATAAGTTTAAAACAGATACTAAAACAAAATTAAAATCTACACCCCTACAAGGACTTACAGCCTTTAGTACAATAAAAGACGAACACCCAGCAAAGCAGTACTTGTTAAACAGACAACTGCCTGTTGAATATTTTGATAGACTATACTATTGCGACAAGTTCCAAGAGTATGTAAATAAGGTACGTCCAGGGACGTTTGATAGTCTAAATAAAAAGTACGAACATCCTAGATTGATAATACCTTTCTATGATGTCAATAATGAAGTCTTTGCTTTACAAGGACGTGCATTTGGTAAAGAACAACCTAAATATCTTACAATAAAATTACAAGAGAACAAACAAAAAATATTTGGCCTTGAACGAATTAATCTACATAGAAGATTATACATAGTAGAGGGTCCACTAGACAGTTTGTTCCTTGAGAATTGTATTGCAGCTGGTGGTGCTGATTTACAACTACCTGTTGAAAAAAAAGATGTTGTTTTTATCTTTGATAATGAACCTCGTAATAAAGAAATAGTGGATAGAATGTATAAGATGATAGATAAGGACTACATGATAGTAATATGGCCAGAAGGTCAGAAAGAAAAAGATATTAACGAGATGATCGTAAACGGCAATACAAAAGAACAAGTACAAAAAATTATATCAGATAATACCTATTCAGGTTTATCAGCAATAACTCAATTAAATTCATACAAACGTTGTTAGGGGAAAATATGGTTACGGGAAACGAGTCGATAAGCGTCAAAAAAAGAAACGGTAGAGGTAGTGAACCTCTTAACATTGAAAAGATACATGAAATGGTTGAGTATGCTTGTGAAGATATAACAAATGTTTCATCATCACAAGTAGAAATGAAAAGTGGTTTACAATTTTATGATGGTATAACTACAGATGATATTCAACAGATACTAGTTAAGTCAGCTGCTGATCTAATAGATTTAAATTACCCTAATTACACATACGTAGCATCCAGATTACTATTATACAGTTTGAGAAAACAAGTTATTGGTAAGTTATGGGATCACCCACACTTTTACGATCATGTAAAAAAAGTTGTAGAGTTAGAATCATACGACAAAGAAATATTTACAAGTTATCAAAGAAAAGATTTTGATAGAATGGAGAACTGGTTAAATCACAATAGAGATTATGACTTTACCTATGCAGGATTAAGACAAGTCATTGACAAATATCTTGTACAAGATAGAAGTACAAACGTGGTATATGAAACACCACAGTTTATGTACATGATGATTGCAGCTACACTATTTGCTAAATATCCAAAAGAAAGGAGAATGAGTTATGTTAAAAAATATTATGACGCTATATCAACGTTTAAGATTAATATCCCAACGCCTGTTATGGCTGGTGTCCGTACCCCTCTTAAGCAGTATGCTTCTTGTGTCCTTGTTGACATTGATGATACTTTACCTAGTATCTTTAGTAGCGACATGGCTGTTGGGCGTTATGTTGCCCAAAGGGCTGGGATCGGAATTAACGCAGGAAGGATCCGAGGTATCAACTCACGTATTAGAGGCGGTGAGGTTCAACATACGGGTGTTATACCTTTTCTTAAAAAATTTGAGGCAACTGTTAAGTGCTGTACTCAAAACGGAGTACGAGGCGGATCAGCAACAGTACACTTCCCAATTTGGCACCAAGAAATAGGTGACATTATTGTTCTTAAAAACAATAAAGGTAGTGAAGATAATAGAGTTAGAAAACTAGACTACTCAATACAACTATCTAAACTATTTTATGAAAGGTTTATCAACAGCGAAGATATAACTTTGTTTTCACCACATGAAGTACCAGAGTTATATGACGCATGGGGAACACCAGAGTTTGATGAGCTTTATGAAAAAGCAGAAAGAAAATTATCAGTAAGTAAAAAGAAAGTAAACGCACAAGAATTATTTTTTGATATATTGAAAGAACGTGCTGAAACAGGCCGTATCTATATTATGAATATTGACCATTGTAATACCCACTCATCTTTCAAAGATAGAATTTACATGTCAAATCTATGTCAGGAAATAACTTTACCAACCACTCCAATACAACATATTGATGGTGAAGGTGAGATTGCTTTATGTATCTTATCTGCCATCAATGTGGGTAAGATAAACAAACGTGATGAACTACAGCCATTGTGTGATTTAGCAGTAAGAGCTTTAGATGAAATAATAGATCATCAAAAGTATCCTATTGACGCTGCTGAAAAATCTACAAAGGCAAGAAGAAGTTTAGGTATTGGTTATATTGGCCTTGCTCACTATCTTGCAAAGAAAGGTTACAAGTACGATCAGAAACTTGCATGGCGACAAGTTGATAAGTTAACAGAAGCATTTCAATTCTATCTATTAAGTGCTAGTGTTGATCTTGCAAAAGAAAAAGGTCCTTGTTCATCATTTAAACAAACAAAATATGCAGACGGTATACTACCTATTGATACATATAAGAAAGATGTTGACGAGTTAGTTAAAAGAGAATTTACTTACGATTGGGAACATTTAAGAAAAGAAATAAAAGAACATGGTTTAAGACATAGTACATTGTCAGCACAAATGCCTAGTGAATCTTCTAGTGTAGTTTCAAATGCGACAAATGGTATTGAACCACCTAGAGATTATTTGTCTGTTAAGAAGTCTAAAAAAGGCCCATTAAAACAAATAGTACCTGAATATTCTAAACTAAAGAACTTCTATACTTTACTTTGGGACATGAAAGGGAATGAAGGATATATAAATATCGTTGCAGTAATGCAAAAGTATTTTGACCAGGCTATATCAGGCAACTGGTCTTATAATCCTGAAAACTATACAGATGGTCAGGTGCCTGTATCAGTAATGGCACAAGATTTATTGACAACATATAAATTGGGTTGGAAGACTTCTTATTATCAAAACACATATGATAGTAAGAAAGATGAAGACGAACCTACTCATCCGATTGGGTTCCACGATAATGTGCCTGAAGATAAACAAAAAGAAGAGGACGAGAATTGTGACTCGTGTACAATATAAATGAAGACAGTTTTTAATAAGAAACAAAATTTAGACGCTACAAAACAACCATTGTTTTTTGGCGAAGACCTTGCTGTACAAAGATATGATACATTTAAGTATCCTATATTTGATAAATTGACTCAACAACAATTAGGTTTCTTCTGGAGACCTGAAGAAGTTTCTTTACAGAAAGATAGAAACGACTATGCTCAACTGTCTGAATCACAAAAGTTTATATTTACATCTAATCTAAAGTATCAAACAATGTTAGATAGTGTACAAGGCAGAGGTCCATGCCTTGCATTTTTACCTTTTGTAACTAATCCTGAATTAGAAGGTGCCATAGTAGCATGGGACTTTATGGAAACAATTCATAGTAGAAGTTATACATACATAATTAAAAACCTATACTCACAACCAAGTGATGTATTTGATACTATCATTGAAGATAAGAAGATTGAAGAAAGATCAAAAGCAGTTACAGAAGCATACGATAAACTAATCGCATTAGGTTACAAATGGCATAATGATCCTAAATCAGTTGATATGTACGAACTAAAGAAGGCATTATGGCTTGCGTTAGTAACAGTAAACGTATTAGAAGGTTTAAGATTTTACGTATCGTTTGCTTGTTCGTTTGCATTTGGTGAGTTAAAACTTATGGAAGGCTCTGCTAAAATATTATCATTGATTGCTAGAGATGAATCACAACACCTTGCAATGTCACAACAAATAATCAAAGCATATCTTACAAAAGAGAATGATAAGGTTATGAATAAGGTAATAAAAGATACACAAAAAGAATGCTATCAAATATATGATGACGCAGTACGACAAGAGAAAGATTGGGCGACTTATCTATTTCAAAAAGGTTCTATGATAGGACTATCAGAAAAACTGTTACATCAATATGTTGAATATATAGCAAATAGAAGAATGAGAATGATAGGCTTAGAACAAAAATATGAACACTCATCATCACAGAATCCATTACCATGGACTATACATTGGTTCAATAGCAGATCACTCCAAAATGCACCACAAGAAACAGAGATTGAATCTTATGTTATTGGTGGTGTAAAACAAGATGTTACTAAAGATCAATTTAAAAAATTTAAACTATAATGGCTAAAGAAATAGTAGAAGATAAAAATAAAGTACGAATTAGTTGTACAAACTGTGATGTATCATATTGGATAAAGTGGGAAGACGAAGACCACGAACCTTCAACTTGTCCTTTTTGTGGCGCTGATACATCTATACACGAAGAAGACGCAATATTTGATAATGAAGAAGACCAAGACGATTGGAATTGATTATAGTTTAAGCAGTCCTGCTATATGTGTATGTAGAGGTGAGTTTAAATTAGATAACTGTAGGATATACTATCTTACAAATGTGAAAAAATATGAAGGTAATTTTTATAATGGTAAAATAAATGGCAGACTACATCTACCCTATACCTCCGAGCAACAACGACACGATCAGATATCCGATTGGGCGATTTCTATTATTGATACTGCTATTGGTAATATTTTTATAGAAGGATACTCATATGGCAGTAAGGGTCTTGTATTCAACCTAGCAGAGAATATGGGTGCTCTTAAACATAAACTGTATAAACTCAATAAACGATTTAAATCTATAGTACCAGGTCAGATAAAGAAGAATGCTACTGGTAAGGGTAATGCAGATAAGCTAAAGATGTATGAGCAGTTTGTAAAAGATACTAGTACTGATCTAGTCAAAGAATTTGACCAATCTAAACTTAATAATCCAGTTACCGATATAGTAGATTCATATTATATTGCAAAATATGGGTACGAATCATAGATGTTCTTGTTTTGTTCTCATAATTATTCCTAAAAAGTCAATAAAATCAACGTTTTTAACGCTTGACAATTACGTATTTTTCTGATATATTATGTGTATATGACAAAAGAATACTTTAAAAGTTTTAATATTATCTACAAAAGAGAATACGTTGATCCTGAAACAGAATATGATACGTTCTGGTCTTCAGCTACTATCTACAGAAACGTACCTATAGAGAAAATCAAATACTATAGAAAACAATTACTTAAATTCAAAGCCTATGCTAACAGTAAGTATAGAGAAGACGCTACTAATTTCACAGGTGCTACTGGCATTGAGATAGTATATCCAGACGAGTACTATCAAACATATGCAGATGTATTCGGTCCAGAAACAGCTGCAGGTGACGACAATCTATTCAATGACTTCGGTCAGTTATTCAATGGCAGACAAGGCTTCAGAAAAGATTTTGATCCTGATTTCACAAAGAATTACAAAACAAAAAAACTTAACCCAAATTATATTTACAACTTAAACTAAAGGAGACACTATGCAAATTAAATTAGGAGATATGATAACAGATGAAAAAGGTAGAACTGGTGAGATAATCAATATCGGTATCGCAGTAAGAAAAGAAGATATTGCTGCTGAAGATGATAACTCATTAAATGCTAAAGAGTATGATACTGATCTAGGATATACAGGTGCAGTTACCTTTGGCTCTAACTGGTGCTATTTTGCTCAGATAAAATCTGTATCAACAAAAGAAGGTTCAGATGTTGAAATTGCAGACGAACAAGAGATTGAGTGGTGGAAGTAATGAACGGATATTTTGCTGTACAGTTAGATAAACAAAGTTGTAATGTAGTTAAGAAACTTGCTACAATGCCTGTACTTGTTTCAGATCACGTTACACTTGCTTACAATCCAGATAATAATATTTACAAAAGATACATCAAACTTATAGATAAAAAAGTAGGTGTGTTTATTAAAGGCTACAGATCAAACGACCACATTGACGCATTATGGGTTGATAATATGTTTGATAAAGATGGCAACAAAATTAAAAGAAATGATAAAGGTGCTGCTCATATTACCTTGTCACATAAACAAGGTTACAAACAAGGTGACGCAAATTCTATGTTTACAAAACCAGATACAAACATTAAGAAGTATGGTTACGTAGAAGGTAAAATCAAATATATAGGAAGATAATATGGCGTTATTATATACAAAAAATACAAGTGGTGCTATTCGTAGATTACGAAGAAAGAAACCAACTAAAGAATATTTAGTTGCTCTTGCTAAACACGTACAATATTTACGTAAACTAGGTTTTAAAGTTGACGCAAAAGGCAGAATAAAATTAGATAAGAAAGGTAGATATAAAATCAATACGTTTGTACCCTACGAAACCCCTAAAAGAGTATCTATTCCTTTGTCTAACAAAATGGGTAGTGGCGGTACTAAACCAGATAACTCTTGGAAGATTGAGGTGAGTAAAAGATTTACTATTGCCCCAGCTTACAACAAAGGACCTTATCAGGTCATTGCAAAAGAGGATATCAAAACAGCAGGAAGGAAAATATAATGTGGAATATGAAAAAATCATTGCTATTTGCTACGTTATTAGTTGCAGTAATACTAGTATCAATGAATATGGCAAGTGCAAATCCAGTAAGTAACTGGTTGACAAATGAGAAAAACAAAATTGTTGAGTATCAAACAAAGAGTTGGGCAGATAGTAAAACCCAATTAACAAATACAAAAGAATCAATATTAAACATGTTTAGGAAGAAAAATGCTACACAAGATTAGTGATTTTTGTAAGAAGATTGATAGTATCAAAGCTCAGGCAGATAAACTGTACACTTTAAAATACAGACATCCAAAGACGCCTGAGCGTGACGCTGAGTGCAATCATCTTGTGGAAGATATACAATCCATGTGTAAAATTGTCAGTAGCGACACAAAACCCTATGATTTATAAGGGTTTTTAACGCTTGACAAATAGACAATTGTATGATAGAATTAACAAATAAACTAACAAAAGGACTACATTATGATGACTAAAGAACAAGTATTTGAAGAATTTAAGATTGCAAAAGAAAAAGATATTGCAAAATCAACAAGTGAACCACCGTATGAGAATGTGTTTACAAATAGACTTAACGTGTTGAAATCTCATAAGGATGCTAAGAAATCACATCCTAGATCATACAGACATTTAGATATTAATTTTGA